CGGTGTGTAGCCACCTTGTTTCTTATAAAAGAAGTAATATATAATTTCTTTTAAAGTATTTTCAAATCTAATAGACAATAGATCTCTACCACCTATTGACTCTGGTAGTTTTTGATTATATCTATAGTCGTAAAGTAATGAGCAGGTTTGAAAATCCTTTAGGGATTCTGGTGTAATTAATTTCATTAGTTAAAATCTCCATTGTTTAATAAGTCATCTAAAATTGATGAGGCATCATAGGATGCGGGTGTAACCATTTCGTACTCTACGTAAGACTTTTTGGAATCGACATATCTAACCAGTGGTGGCTCATAAGAAAATGTTGAACCAGTAATTCTATTCTTTGGTATCTGTAACTGCATTACATTTTCATCTTCCGAATCATCACCACTAACTAATTTTTTTTCTGTGATAAATATAGTTACTGCACACTTTTGCTGTATAGCTAGAGAACCACCAGTGTCTGACTGCATGACTATTTCTCTTTTTTCTTTCATTCTATTTGAGTTTTCTTGCGCAGTGATTATCAATACGCAGTTCATGTCTCTAGCTATTTTTTCAAGACGAACCATCATTTCTTCAAATTCACCCCATCTAGCTTTACCCTTAGATCTAGTAAACATTGATTGGATAGTGTCGATAACTATGACGTCCGGCATGTGTTCACCCTGGATTAAGATATCTCTTAGCCAGCTTTCTAGGTCCTCAAAATATGGAGTGTCTGGGTCATGCTTGACCATTAGACGATCACCCCATTCGGTTAACTTATCTGTAAAAGTTTTAATATGTTTATTTTTTTCTTCTTCAGACCATTTATCCACTTCTGAATAAACGTTCTTGCCAGTTATCTGGGTCATTAATATGCGTTCCCAGTGATTTCTAGCTTCTTCGAAGTTTATGTATAAAGCTTTATATCCACAATCTAACCAGTTATTGACTAGACACTTAGCAAACGTACTCTTTCCCTTTCCAGAAGCTGCTATGATCGCATGTACCGCCCCCTTAAAGAAGCCTCCCTCATTGGTGTAGCCCATTGCTCTATTCAAAGACTTAAATTGAGTTGGCAAGAAGTCCGGAGTGTCTAATAGTGAGTCAATCTTTTCTATTATTTGGTTAGCCGTTACAACTCCATCAAGCGGATCATAACTAGCACTGTTCTCTAGATCATTAATGAGATTAGAAATCTCAGACATTCTCGCAAGATCTTCTTCTGTTTTTATACCCTTTTGGCTTATAATTATTTCTAACTCTTTTAAATAGTTTTTCTGTTTAATTTTATTATCTTTATGTTTAAGAACCTGAACAACAGCTTCAGGGCTAGCCAGCTGCATATCAGAGAGGACGCTCATAAGAGCATTAACTCCCTCGTCTCCATTGAGCGCCTCAAAGACACGGCTTTCTAGTTGTATCCAATTCTTAAATACTATTGGATCGACTATATCTAGATCTGTACTAGAAACATATGACAAAAGAGCATTATAGAATTCATGAACACCGTGTTGATTATCGTTAATCCCAACAATCTGTGGATCTAGATTATCTTTAAAGTAAGATATTGCTCCCTTTTCTCTAAATGAAAGAGCAAATATCTGATACTCAATTGGTTGAGTTACGGGAGAAGATTCAATATCACTCATGATTATCTCTTCTCTTTTTCATTTTTTTATATGTCTCTTTCTTTCTTTCGTTGTATTGCTTTTTTCTATCCTGATAAAATTTATTTTGAGTAATGCTCTTCTTATTCGTTTTTATATTCTCTGGAACATGAGGACTTAATCTTATCGCCTGTAATAGTCTATCATAAACAGCTTGTTCACTCAGCTCATCATTGTATCTAAATACAACTAATGTTATTCCTTCTTGCTTGCAAAGTTCTAATTTTCTTTCATCTCTTTTTTGAGCTTGAATAAAATCATATTTTGATTCAAAAAATCTTTCAGTATAATAGAAGTGTTGCCTACCATGAAACTCTGCACCTATTCTATATTCTGGACAGAATACATCGATTCTTAAACGCTCACCTATGTGATGTTCGTTTATGATCTTTTGTCCAGGAAAAAGCTTTTGCATTGCCTGAGTAAGTGCAGCTTGACCTCTTGATGTTTTTTTCTTTTGCTCTTTAATCCAAGAAAGACCAAGTGAATTAATTTTTTTATTTAACTGAGCAAATGAATAACCAAGTTCTTTGGCTATAGCTGAAATGGTTAGATCTGATTCAAATAAAAGATCTATTAAAAATAGATCATCTTCTTTGTCTTCAATCTGTTTTTTCATTTTGGGAAATCCTATTGCTAAATCTTGCTCGAGCAAAACCGATTACCTTCCCAAAATCTATTATAGAAAAATTCAATTCGTCCCATATCTTACCAGCTAAAGCAGCAGAAAGTAGCGGACAATCCAAAATAACTGTATCAACTTTACCGGTATAGGTTGCCAAAGTTTCAATTATAGAATCTAACTTATCATAATAATCATTATATGGAACATAAATTGTGTCCACAGGTGATCCTAGAACCCTTGTAATTACTTTTCTATCATGAAATGTAACTACAACATATGGGGTATTTCTTATATAAAAGTCTACAAAAGATGTAAAAGCTACTTCATTATTATTGAAGTAGTTTTCAAGTGTTGTTGAGTTATAGTATCTCTGATTAGAATCCACTTTTGAATAATCTAATTCATTATCTGAATCATTAGAATTTACAAAAGCTAAAGGTATTCCTTTCATAAAATTCTTATCATTAATGCTAAATGATTTACTTATTGAATCACTAAAGTCCTTAGAAGCTTTCTTCATATCTGGACTACCCATAGCAATGAGTGCTGATCGAGGAAAATTAACGTAAGCAAAACGTTCCTTGGATAGCATTTTTAAAGTTAGCGATTGAATCGTTTGTGCGTGTGTTGCAATTCTAATATCTTTTTTCATTTTTCCTACCTTAAGAAATTTCCCCAGTCAATCAAGACTGGATTTGGGTCTATTATTGAGTTGATATGATTTAATGCGTGAAATTCTCCACCGTCTAAAGTCGAATACCTTTGATGCTTAGAGATCTTATCTTCATCTCTTACATATCCAAGATGTTTCATGACTAAACCTGAGTCAATCCAGAAGTTTCTTTGTGCAATCCAGTCAACTACATATGTAGGTTCTGAACCACAGGCTAATTTCCTATTGGCGAAGCCACCATTTTCTTTAAATCTGAAGATTCTACTGCTATTATTTGGAGCCCATAGCTTATCTGTGCGCCATTGATTCTCGTTCCACATGTGGTAAAAGCGAACATTGGCAACGTCGTAAGGCGAATTTGATAGAACAGATGAGATATTAAGATTATCTATATCGTTTTTATTATACAGCATTTCGTCACAATCGATTGCCACAATCCAGTCACCAAGTTTTGCATGCTGGCACATGTTGGACCAAGCAAAAGCTCTTAGTTGACCCTCATGTTTTGTGAACAGTTGCTCTGGAGTTGAATAAACGTGACAATATTTTTCTGCTATTTTAGCTGTGTTATCAGTAGAGCAATCATCGGTAAAAACAATACCATCTACTTGCTGTGAAAGCCTTTCTAGAACTTCCTCTAGAAATCTTCCCTCTTCATTTCTGCCCACCATTTGAGCGTATATCATATACTTTCCTTAAGGTTTATAGAGGGTAACACTAAGTAAATAGTGCTACCCTCTAGTTAATAGGATTCTTAGATCTCCAACATTTCTCGGACTTCTACAGCCGAGATTCGATCTACGTTAGTCTTACTGGTAATAATTTCGCCCTTAACGCCACGACGTCCAAGGACTACCTTTTCAGCCTCTGACTTATTCTTGGCCTTAACAACATAAGAAGTGGTTACTTCAAAATAGTTGAACTTATTTTCTGCCATATTATTTCCTTTATTTAGTTGATGGATATGTATTAGATATATATTCTACAGCCTCTTCAAGAGTATCTGCAACTTTTGTAGCAAGAAATTTAAGATATTTTCTATGCTGCAAATCTTGGTGCGCCCAAACAATTACTGGTTGATTATTTAGATGCGCCCAGGTCATTTCAAAGTCTGTTCCAATGTACGCCCTATAGAGTAATGTGTATTCTACTAAAATAATGTCACAGCTTTTTTGCAAGAAGAGATTTTTATCTACTATTTCTTTTGGTTCACAGTCTTCTTCCTCAAGAGCGTAGTCCATTGGATTGACTGCCTTAAAACCTCTATGATCTAGAAGCGCAGTAGCTTCATCTCTCCAACTATGCTTAAAGTCAGATTGGACATCTTCTATAGCGCCTGATAAAAACACTCTAGTTTGCATTAGCTACCTCTTTAGCTGGCCAATAGTATGGAAGATTAGGATCTTCGTCAAAATATTGGGAATAATATTCGTAATCTTTACGCAAAAGATTTGATCTGTGTGAACGATGAAATTCTTCTAAGCCAAACCATGGTGGCATAGCTACTGAATCTATATCTATCTCTTCTAATAGCATGTTGTTTTTGTAACCTCTGCTAATCCACTCTTGAATGGTGTAATTCTGATAGAGCTGTAGAGCTGATTCATAGCCGGTCCACATAACAGTAACCGGATGATTGCGCCAACCTTTTGTTGGAGTGCGATCAAGTAAGATGTTTAAGACTTGGAAAGTTTCTACTCGTTGCTTTCCAAGTCTACGATAATCTAATACCCGAACCGATTCCTGCAGATCTGCATATGGTAAGAACGTTTGCATTACGCCTTCTTAAATTCCTGAAAAGTTTTGTCACCTACACCAAAGTATTCTCTAGCTAATCCAGCTTTAACAATTTCTGTGTTAAGACATTCTCCAGCTTCGTTCCATACTCTAGCAAGGATTCTGCCATACTTTTCATTCTTGTCAATAATTGTTTCAATCTTTACTTTGTGGTTTGCCTTGGTCAACCATTGATCCGTAAATTCTTTTGCAGCCAATCCCATTTTCTTTTCTTCAA